AACCCATCATCCGAAAATGCATGATGCTGGCCACTTATTTCGACACAAGCCTGTGGGCTGTGCTCCATGAAAACCCAATGGTGGATAAATTGGTGGGTACACTCGGAAGTATCACTCAGCGCAAGGTATCTGAGATATTCACCGTCGTAAAGGTGAAGCAGAATGACCTGAAGGACAATGAGCGGCGCAGCGATCTGCCCGACATCTACTTTAAGGTGAAACAAGTGAAAGCCCGTGGCAAGGACGTGGCCGACTGGATGTTTCAGTATGTCACCAACCAAGGCGGTTGGGGAGAGCCTGTAGAGATTCAGGACAACGGCGTGAAGGTGGTTGACTCCAAGGAGATGCAATTCATCAAGGAGGCGGACGAGCGATTCAGCAAACTGAATTGGACTTCGACAGGACTGAGCAGAACGGAGGTTGACAGCGGACTGACAAAGCAGGGCGTGACGAGCAACCGCCGCAAGGCTGATCTCATCAATAAGGCACTCGACGTTGGCATCATCTACAAGGATGGCACCAAGGAACGTCCGAAGTATCACTATAAAGGTCTTGATAAGCCGCTACCGAATGACGAGACGCAAGACCTGCCATTTGATAAACCAGATAACAACGAACCAGATTTTTAAGGAACTATGACTAAGAAACAAGCACCGACATTCTCACAGCTGAGTTACATCGTTACGGGCATTCTCGCGGCACACGTTCAGCGAGGGGATGAATTATCCCAGACGGTGATAGAAAAGGCCGTGTTCGCCGCGAAAACGGCAGCAGAATCCATCGAGGATATTGTCAACGAGTACACCGACGATGAAGACGAAAGTATCAAGACTGACCCGTTCAAGGACTATCCATGGAGCGACAAGGAAGAGCGATACACCGACCTCGCCAACTACCTGAAGCAGCAGGGAGTGACGAGCAATAGACGCATCAGCGAAATCTTCCATGAATCGCTCGAAAAGGGTTATCTGATGAAGAACTCGCTGACGGGTAAATATAAGCATTCTGAACCGTGATTCCCACCGCTAAGCCCGTTTCCCTATTCCCCACCCTTTACTTAACTAAGTAAAGGGATGGGAATGGGAAACCACGCACACGGGCGACGCGCGACGCGCACAGGCGCACGCACGTTTTTGGTTTTACAGATTATCGATTATCGACTCCAGACGACTGCCGAAAACAATCTTTGCAAACATTTCGGCAAATCTTTATAAACATTTTGCGAAATCTTTGCAAAGAATCGAAAATTGGCTGCTGACAAAAACTGACTTATTATGCCAAAAATCAGCGAAGACATTATCAGGGCCGTGACCGACGCGGCGAAGATTGAGGACGTGGTGAAGGACATCATCGGAGAGCGCAGACAGGACAACCCTGGCGGACTCCATAAGGCTGGTGTGAACATGACTTGTTTGTGTCCATTCCACGACGATAAAAACGACGGCAACCTGATCATAAGACCTTCGACGTTATCAGCCAAGGCCACAGGGCGCAACTCCTATCGCTGCTTCGTCTGCGATGCGAAAGGTGGCCCCGTGCAATTCCTGATGAATGCGGAAAAGATGTCATTCCCTGACGCTATCCGTTGGCTCGGAAAGAAGTACAACATCCCCGTGGACGATGTGCCCGTCAACTGGACTCCACCGCCTCCGAAGCCCGTACCACCGCCACCGCCACCGCTGGAGATGAAGCGCGAGTGGGTGAGGGAGTTGATGCAAGTGGACTACAATCAGAACGTCTTTACTTTATGGTTTGGCCGACTTCCTTGGAGCGAGGAACAGCGCAAGCGCATCCGTCAGACTTTGTGGCAATATTGCGTAGGCTGTTACAAGGACGGTCGCGTGGTGTTCTGGCAGATTGACCACGATGGCATCCCTCGCGCTGCCAAGCTGATGAGGTATGAACCTGATGGCCACCGATATAAGGAGAAGCATGGCGAAAGGAACTCCACAGGTTGGCTCTACAATCAGGATGGCTATCGCCAGGAGTGCAAGCCCGACGAGCACACCATCTTGAAGCCGCTATTTGGAAGCCATCTGCTGAAACGCTATCCTAAAGCGATGGTGAACGTGGTTGAATCAGAGAAAACGGCACTCATCATGGCCACCTATTACGGACACCCCGAAAGTCAGCTGTGGTTGGCATGTGGTGGTTTGAAGTTTCTGAAGATCGAGAGTATGCAACCGCTCATAGACCAAGGCCGACAGGTATGGCTGTGGCCCGACAAGGACGGTGTGAAAGGCTGGCAGGATGTGGCCGACAAACTCGGATCAGAACGTGTGCAAGTATATACCAAATTCTTCGATGCCTGTTGGATAGAGGAAGATGGCCCAAAGGCTGACGTGGCCGACATCGCCATCCGTATGCTTCGCAATCCTGACTGGAAACCTCGCAAGCCGGAATCTACACCCGCAGAACCACCAACCGCCGAACCAATCGACGCACCTCTGCCACCAGTACCCGATGGTGTGAGCAAAGATGAATGGCGCAAACATCTGGCCACCATGAAGAGCATCGCCGACTACGATACGGATCACCCAGAGCTGATAGACGAGCCGTTTGCCGATGTTGACGAAATGCTCGACCCTCGACTCCACCACATGCGTGAGGTCATTAGATTACGTTACAACTTTAAAAACCTTAGAATATAATGATAGGCGAATTTCAGAAGCAAAAGGATGGTACCTACACCGTAAGCGTCAAGTTGCAAGAGTCGCAGGTGAAACTGCTGAACGCTATTTGCAACACGCTGGGAGTGAACTCGTATCAAATCTTCCAAATGTTTTTCTATACTCTGATCCGAGCATCGGCCCCTATGCATGAGCTCAGCCCGGAGATACGGAAGATTATGACCCTAATGGAGAGCGATGTGTCGTGGGCCGAGGCGTTCAACCTGGCCAACCCAAACCACCTCGACGTGGCGCAATGCATCCTGATTCTTCAGCAGGAGGACAAGCGCAGCTTTGGTGCTGTGATGATTGATAAGCCATGGATGGGATTGACACCCCAGATGGTTGACGACCTCGACCCACAGCGTGCCGATCCTCAGATGACCGAGAACGTGGATGACATACTGGAGCGAGTGACCGACGTATGTATGCACGGCGTATGGCGACGGCTAAGAACATTGGGCACCAAGATGGAGTGCCACAACCTCTCCGACATACTGCTCACGATGATCGATGCGCAGACCATCCTGGAACTCGACGCTGAGAACCGTGTCGAAATGAAGGGAGAGGGGATGTACGATCAGCGTGGCCGTAAGATTGAGTATGGCAAAAAGACCAAAGGCCACGGCCACCGCACTCCAGACTCTCTGGCTCGCGACACACGCATCACATTTCCAGACTTCGACCGAGATAGCGGCGTTGGTGCTGCTTTCGGCACGGACACAACACCACAGGAGGACGAAAGCAATGATACCAGATGACGAAAGTATGATCCGAACCAAGCCCAAGCCGACACCACCACCACCCACACCCGGACTGGTGGAGAAGCTGGAGGCAATGGGCTTTAGACCTTTCACAGATGAATGGTAAGCGTATGAGCAAGAAACGCAACTGGAGAGGTGTATCTGACAAGGTAGCCAAGGATAAGGCGGAGATATACAACAGCCGCGAGTGGAAGGAGTTGCGCATTGCGAAACTCAGGAGCACCAACGGACTTTGCGAAGAATGTATGAAGCAAGGCATCGTGACAAGTGCCAGATGTGTACATCATGTGGTGCCCATCGAGACAGCCCGAACCAAAGACGAGATGCGGCGACTGGCTATCGACTGCGGACTCCAAGGGCTTAAGGCTCTATGCTTCGCCTGCCATGCCCGCATTCATAAAGAGCTTGGCAGCAACACGGCGAAGATAGTACGCCAGCGTGCCGAGGCAAGGCAAGATCGATGGAAGGACAACCTCATGAATCGCTTCATGCTGAAGACCGACGACCCTGAACAGCCGACCGAGACCGACTAAAACCCCGCGTATCCGTTTTTTTTACAAACGACCAAATATTCCGAAATCTCCTATGCCCGAAGGGAGTTAATTCCTTGTATCCGAAAATGTTAGGGTAAAACCGTACAAGGCACGGACTATTCGGGCAACCGCCACACCTTTGAAGGTCGCGAGCCACTAATAACTGATTTTCCCACTTAAAACGATTTTTATTTTTGCAAGAGCTATGAGCAATATCCAGAAGGTACTACTACCGCCCACCAAGCCCGACTGCTGCGCCGACTGCCCGCTGCTGGGCATCGTGCCGAAGAATGTGGCGCGGCCAAAGAATTCGAAAGAGACGCGCCTGTGCATCGGCACGGCTGAAGCCATGAGCGAGCGCAAGTCAACCAAGCGGGAGAGTGAATCGAACGACCCCAAGCACCCGCTGAAGCGTCCGTGCGATGATCACTGGGATAGGTGGATGACCTATCCGCGACGCATCATCAGCGTGAACAAGGCTCTCTACCGTGACAGCCGCGACCCTTATATGTCATCGCTCTACCCACCCATTAAATTCCATAACACATGACTGAAGAACTTGAAAAACTGGTAAAGGCAACCGCCAAGAAGTTTGCCGACAAGCGGGCACCAAAGAACCCCGAAACCCAATGGCGCAAGGGTGCCGAATGGATGTACGACTTTCTGATGGAGGGCAAGACCGCCGACGTTATCCGCGAACAACTGAAGGCCGACGTGATGAACCGCGAGGGCACGCAGGAAGTTGACCCCTGGAAGCTGTCGCTCATCGACGAACTCGCAGACATGCTGGCCGAGAAGATGGCGATGCAAGCCGAGATACGCGAGAGTGGCCGACTGCTGATGAAGTGGGACAAACAAGGCAACCCATACAAGGAGTCGAACCCGCTCTATGTCCACATCAAGGCCAAGGAGCAGAGCATCAGCGTGTGGCGCGACAAATTAGGACTATCGAACACCGTCAACCCCGAGCGCATCAAGCAGGATGCAAAGCGCGGTGTGGACGCTGAGAAGGACGGCCTGACCAACCTGCTCACCCAAGCCCGCGACACGATGAACGAGGTGCCGGAAATGGATTGAATAAACATTAAACGAATTGACAGCGTATGAAAAGGCGAATCTATTTGTCGGGCGGAATGTCCGGGGTGGAGCGGGCTGACTATGTGCGGCGGTTCGGGGAGGCGGAGACGATACTGCGGCGGCACGGGTACGGGTGCATCAACCCGTGTAGGGTGTGGGCCTGTCGGTGGCCGTGGATTTACAGGGCGATGGAGTGGGTGCTGGGCAAGCGGCTGGCCTATGCTGCGGTGCTCGCTTATGATCTTCTGCTGCTGATGACTCGTGCGGACGGCATTGCGATGCTGCCCGGCTGGCGAGCGTCACGCGGTGCACAGATTGAGAACTACGTCGCCCGCCACTTTCCCATGATGGGTATCTCCAAGGCGGCAGCGGAGGAAATAGAGAGAATTAAGTAACGACTACGAATTTCACGAATTAAACGAATTTCTCACAATTAAAAACATTCAAGAACTATGACACAGATTGAATTTGAGAACCAGATGAGAGAGTTGCGCACACAGAAAGGCGCAGCATTAACCGCCATTGCACGCTTGCAAGGCGAAGTGAAGGATGACATGGAGGCTATCGACCGCCAAATCCATGAACTGAAGGAGCGCAAGGCAAAGCTCAACCAGCAGCGCATAGCACTGAGCGACCGCCGTTTTGCGCTGGAGCAGGAATGGGGCAAGCGCATCAAGGACTTCCAAGATGCCAACTTCACCACGACACGCGAACTGGAGAACATCAGCGAGTGGACGCTGGCAAAGGAACTGCGCAAGCGTGGTTATAGCGGCACGCTCATCAATCCCGACAAGGAGCAGGAGTTTATGTCGAACCTCAATGCGAAACTCAATGGAGCGACCGACGCTGACAGTGAAGATTAACGGGCAGGACATTCCCGACTTCTACTATATGTTAAGGTGGTTTGCCCGAAACAAGGGCAACACCTTCACGTATATCAAGCAGCAACTTGAAAAGATGTACCCCGAATTGCCAAAGGCTTATGGAACTACATCTGAAGATTAACGACGTGGTGGGCATGGATGACCAGAAGCGGCACATCATCCGAGTGGACGATGAAAGCCTACGCGATGCCCTTTTTGCTCATCCCGGATGGATAACGCAATGCGTGGTGAAAGACTTCCTGCTGAAGCACAACACCCGACTGCTGAACGAAATCATCGAAGACCCCACACTACGCAATAACATCTACATGGACGAGAAAGCCAAGCGTGAGCAGAAAGCAGAACGACGTGAGCGGCATCGTCAAGACGAGATAGCA